AGCGGTAAACTCGGTAGAGATACCGGTAAACTTGCCGTGATACCACTCGGGGCCGTGGTCAAGGCCGATCTGACCGAAGAGCTGATACTTCTCACCAGCACCAACCTTGGCAAGAGGCTCCAAGAAGAAGTTACCCTTACCGGGAACAGGCTGATAAACGGGAGCGATCACATTCAGGTTCAGAAGCAGAGCCGTACCAGCAGGAAGACACTCGCCCAGGTACAGGTAGACAACACCGATGGGAGTAACCACACTGGACAGAGCGATACCATTGATCTCCCGAGCGGCGGGAACCACAGTAAGACCGTTCTGCACAGCGTCAGCGTTGACCTGGAACAGAGTCACAGCGTCACACCACAGGCACAGGCCATCGGTGGGGGCATTGGCACCGTAAATCTTCTTCACCATGTCGGCAATATCCCACAGGCCGAGAGGCTTGCTGGACATGGCGGTGACATTGGTGGTAATGGCCTCCACCAGTCCACGGGTCTTGTTCACGGTAGCGTCAGAGTTGGCCTTGTTGTAGGTGCCCTGAATGAAGGTAAACTCAATGTCCCGGTTGACCTTCTGCATTTTCGCCGCAACCTGGAAGTCCAGCTCATTGATCGGGTTAGCCTGCTGACCGGCCACATTCAGGCCGCTCAGAGTACCCATATTGGACTGCTTGGCATAGGAAATGCCTACGGACTCCTGGAAAATCTGAGTCACATTGGTCTTCTGAGTCCGGGTGACAACGGTAGCGTCAGGGGCGGTCAGGGAGGCAGTTTCACTGATAGAGGGCTGTGCGCCGCCTCCGGTGGTGTACTCCTGACCGGTCACGAACTCAACATGATTGGTGGTCTTCGCCCTGCCGCCGATGATGGAGGACAGGGGGCACCGGGTATTGCCCTTGTTGAAGAGCATACCGGAGTAGTTCAATACTCCAAAACTGGTAGCAAAAACATCTGCCATGAGTCATTCTCCTTTACTGTCAAGACTTGTTCTGTTCAGCCTCTTCCTGCGCTCTCAGGCGGTTGTAGTAGGCAACAGCGGCCAGATCGCCGTTCTTCTGTGCCTCTTCAATCTTCTTGTCGTAGTCAATCGCACCGCCACCAGAACCAGCACCGGGAGTAGGCTTGGGGGTCTTCTTCAAAGCGTCAGCTTTGACCTTCTTCGCATACTCTTCGAGGAACTTGCTCTGATTGGCAAAGACCTTGGCACTGTCACCATCGGCAAAGGCCTGAGCGGTTTCCTCAGCCAGAGCTTCATCGTAGCCCTGAGCAACGAACTTGGCCTTATACTCCGAAACGGTCTTACCCTTACGGAGATCGGCAAGCTCTTGTTCCATCTGGGCCAACTTGTCAGCGTCCTCCTGCTTCTTCTTTTCCTCTTCGGACAGAAGAGCATTGTGCTTACGCTTCCACTCAGCGGCCTCAGAATTTGCCTTGGAAAGAGCGTTCTTCTGCTTTTCCAGCTCTGCGGCATTATCCTCGTACTCAAAAGCCTCCAAAGCGGCGAGCTTCTGTTCCGGGGTCATGTCCGCATAACCTTCGATCAAACTGGTGTCAATCTTTGCCATAACAAATACCTCCTGCGTTTAACAAGGCTGTTCCCTCAGCACTATTTTCCGTTTTTGGTAGGGTTTTCTCCCTTTTGCGTTTTTAGGTCTTCACTGACCATTTCAAGCCTTACGGCATTAAAATCAAAAACAAAACGGGCTATCGGCAAGAGCGTTTCCACTCTCACCAATAGCCCTTAATGGCTGTTACCGTTATCTCGCTATAACGGCCTCATATTTCTTTTTGCTGGCTGTTTCCCAGAGAACCAGCCTACCATTTCTCACGGCAAGTTCAACACCCTTGCCACGGGAAAGGATTTCATTCATCGTCTGAACCGCCTCCGGTGTCACCAGAGCCGGACTTTTGACCTCCGGGTTCATTTCCACCATTCCCTCCATCCGGGTTCTGCTTAGAAGCAAGCTCTAAGGCTTTCTTCTCCTGCTCCTTTGCGTACTCCATACTCATGTTGTAAGCAATCTGCGGGTCAGTGAACATACCACAATGGGTAAAGGCCAGCTGCGGAGCGATCTTGGAGTTATTCAGCATAGCGATCAGAACATTCGCCTTTTCGGTAATGTTCTCATAATTACGGCGGGTAAACCGAATTTCCACCGCCGACAACTTCAACTCTAAGTCCCCAAGATCACTACAAATCCGAAGCAGGAGCTTTAAGAACTCCTTCTCGGACTTCTTGAACATCAGTTCACTGTCCTTGGCTCTGGCTTCTGCCGCCGACCAACCATCCCGCATGATGACTGCGGAACCGGTATCACTGGTGGAAGAACCACCATTACGGTTCGGCATTCCGCAGATCGTAAGGACGGTATCATACATATCGTCCACCAGTGTTTGAGTCTGGCTTTGATTTAACTCAGCGGTCAAATACTGAATTTCCGCCTTTAGGGAGGGGTCAATATCCTTGAATTTGATTGCTCCCTCTTCCCGCAGCTCTTTATAATCCTCAGAGGTAATGTCCACATTGTGGAAGAGCATGAGGGCCTGAATGAACTGCTCCACGCCATCCAGCCGGTTAGACTCTACGGTATTGATAGCGTCCAGCAGGGGAAGCACAATCTCAAAGGCACCCAGACGAGCATTGTTCGCCGGATATTCGATGATAGGAATACCCAAAATCTGCTCTTCGCTCCGCTGGATATTCCAAGTATTCGTGATCTCGAAAAAGTGATTATGCGTGTAGCAGCTGAACAGGAGGGTACCGTCTTCCAGCAGAACATACTTCACACCCATCTTGGCCGGAGTCCCAAGGGAAGTGCCGTACACCACGAAAGAATATCGAGGGTCAAGGGTGAAAATCTCTGCGGGGCACTCGTCCTCTTCCGCATTGGCTTCTCCATCAGGGAGAACCATACGGTAAGAAGTACCAGCAATATGCGACCAATCCGCCAACTCCTTGTCCTTGGCAGCTTTATCCTCAGAGAGCATATAATCGTTCAGTCTGGTCACACTTTCAGCAACGGCCTTATCGTCACCACGAGCGACATACTGAACCGGCTCTCCCATCAGATAGCCGACCTTGAAGGAAACAATCTCATTGGCCCGGTTTTCAACCACAGTGTTATTGATTTCAGGCCGAACCTCTTTCCTTCGGTAAAGAATGGGCTGATCTCCCTTGTAATACCGGTAGAGATAATCAATCTCAGCCCGATTTTGAAGGTGGATAGCGAGTGCCTTTTGCAGAACACTCACAACATTTCCATCCGTGATTTCCTCTACATCGGTATAAATCACTCTACGACCGCACAGAGGCTTCATTCCGCAAAGACACCTCCCCTCTACCTACTTCATCACTGTTCATTATATCGAATACTCCAATGCTTGTCAATGCCTAATCTTTTAGAATATCATTGGAGAGTGCAAAAGTCAAAAATTTCTTTCAACAGGGACGCTTGAATACCTCGATCTTACTCCCGGTCAGCATACGAATTTCATTTTCCAACAGGGCCAGGGAGTCAGGAGCGTCATCGTGAGGCACCTTTCCGCTTCTGGTATAAGTGGTCAATTCCTTCATGAAATTCCAATACTGGCTTCCCCGCTTATAGGTAGAGGGGTGTTTGAAGTAGAAATTCTTCTTGATGTTGTCGGAGGCGAATTCAATCCGGGTCTGTTTGTTTGAAATCGTCCTCTTTGTCCGAATGCCAATCGAATATCCGTGCTGGCGAATGATCTCCGCTACATCTCTGGCATAATACTGACCAGCATTGTTCGCCTCAAAGGTGGCAGAGGCAACCTTGTTCGAGATCAGGCACTTGGCACACTCAGGCTTTGTCACCTCGGCGGGAGCGTCATCAAAGACCACATCGACAATGTAGACCTCTGTACCATAGATGACCGCAACCGGCATAGAGGTGGAGTCAGAACCGCTCTCTGCGGTATCACCTACGGCAATGATGGTGTCCGGTTCCCGGTCAGGGGGCAACTCGAAGAAATAATTCAGTTCATCTTTGTTGAACAGAAGACCCTTCGCCTCAAAGGGCTGTTGCTGGAACTCACTCTCAAACTGCTCCGCAGACAGAAGTTCTCTCTGCTCCCGGAAATAAGCCGTGGTGAACACCTTCTGCCCTTCACGCTCATACTCATAATTGCTTTCGTCCGTGATCGGGTCAAGAGCCGGGATTTCAATAGCCCTCCAAGACCAACCCTCTCTCTGAGCGTGTTCCTGAATACGGCCAATAGGGTCATAGATAGAGTATCGAGTACCGGTGAAGACCATGGGAGTACCCTCAATGGCACGGCCCATAATATCGCCGGAGATCACTTCCCATTTATCATCGAGCCGCTGGCGGTTCTTTGCCTCTTCACGACCTTCCACACAGTCATCCAGATAGAGAACATTGGTAGCCTCAGACAAACCTACCTGTCGAGCGTCAATAGAACGACACATAATAGTGGGGAACCGGGACTTGGATTTCAGATTGATAATCTTAGTGTCCGCTCCGGTCTGCACCAACCGGGACTCCGGGAACACATCATAGAACAGATACTCATTGGGAGTAATCAGATATTCCAGACACCCGTTGTAGAAGCTCTTTACAAGGTCATCTCCCGTTCCTTCCATCAGAGTTGACCGGTCAGGGTACTTCCCAGAGAGCATATTGACAAAATTGATACCAGTTTGGGACTTTCCTGCTCTCTTGGGCATAGATATTGTCAAAAGACGCAGCTTTTTGTCAAGAATATCTTGAAAACCCTGCACCATAGGCTTCAAGTAATGCCGCCTGGGAGCATAAAACCTCTTTTCCGGCTTCCTGTCAAGCTCGATGTAGGTCATGAACGCGTCAAACTTATAGGGAGCGTCAAACAGAAGACTCTTTCGCCATGCTTCATAGAACTTTTGAGCTTCCTTCGGATTGCACACTCTTAACTGCTTGGCGCAAAGACTTCTCAGCTTTTCATTCAGGTCGTGAGCCGCCTGAAAATCAATTTCTTCCCACTGACGGCACAAGGAAAGAAGGTCGATATAAGCCCCCTGGTCATAAGGCTTATTTTCAATATGCCGGACAATATTGTTTGCCAGTTTCACATAATCCATAATTGCACCTCACATGACTCCAAGCTGCTGATACACAGCGTAAATCTTCGGAAACTGAATGGCAAACCAGTCCACCATTTCCTCGTTCTTTGCCCAGGCTTTCTCAGGAGCGAAACTATTCCATTGAAGACCGAATTCATTGAAGAACGCATGAATAACTTCATGCCGCACCGTACAATTTTCCTGGCTCTTACGAACCTCTTCCGATTCATCAGCCCAATCAGGAACTGTACTTAAATCGAGAATGTAAATGCGGTGGTCATCGGTAGTACACATTCCACCATAATTCATTTTTGTCATGTACTCGTTCTCATTAGCCTTTACCCGATAAACAGAATATTGGGTACCGAGAATATTGATTTTCTTTACCAGTTTCATAGATACCTCCAAAAGAAAAACGGACTACCGGATTTCTCCGATAGCCCGTAGTGGCTGTTACCCTTGCCCCTGCAAGAGCCTTACAGTATTCGTGGAATAATGAATGCCAAGGCAAGTAAGGCTATAATTGCTAGGAGTAGATAACCTATAAGCTCCCCAAAGAATTTCACCTTAACTCACCTCTATGCTTAGTATATCACTCCTGCTGATTTCGTTAAAGTCTGAGTCATTGACTGAAAGGGAAAATTCCAGAGTTTTGACCTCACTGTAATCGGAAATCCCGGCAGTCTCGTTGTTGAAACTCATGGCATATGCCAATTTCTTACCACCTTGCATGGTGGCTGGGGTTCCGCTTACAAATTGAACCATGGAGTCATTCACAGACGAGTCCAGAGGAAGAACCGTGATTTCCTGGTCACTCAGGTTTTGGAATGACAAGTTCACAGCAGTCATACCATCCACCATGGGAAGGTCACTGACACCCTCGAAGGTCACCTCAACATATTCGTCCTTGTAGATGACTTGTGCGGATTGCTCCACAGCAGCTTGCTCAGGCTCAGAGGACGAACCGCAAGAACAAAGGCTCAGAATCATCAGAGCCGCTACCAAAATCGACAGCTTTTTCATATTACACAGCCTTTCTCACTAATTCATACCAAGTGGTTCTGCCAATACCCAACTCCCTGCAACAGTCAGCAACGGTCATCTCGCCCTTCTTTTGCTTCTCCCGGCAGCTCTCAAAGGCACTCTGATCTACAACAATAGGTTTCCGACCTTCACGCCAATTAGGGTCATGCTCACGCTTGTAGGCTTTTCCGTCAGAGGTTCGCTCCACGATCATGTCACGCTCATACTCGGCAAAGGCCAGCATGACGGTCACCATGACCTTACCCATCGGGCTATTATCAGCAATACCCATGTTCAGGATATGCACCGTGATACCTCGGTCAACCAAATCCCGCACCAGCAAGGCACCTTCTGGGGCAGTTCGAGCAAATCTGTCCAGCTTGCAGACCACCATTTCGTCACCAGCTTTCAGCTTGGATAGGAGGTCATCAAACCCTGGCCGCTCCATGGTGTGTCCAGTGTAAGTGTCAAGGTAAACATTTTCACGCTGAACACCAGCCGCCATCAACCTATCGACCTGATCTTCGAGAGACATTCCATAGAGCTTCTGCCCACGGGAGCTGACTCGACCATAGCCGTATCTCATTTTGACTCACCGTCCGCAGAAAGAAGAGCGTCCAGGTCATACTTCTTGTCTTCAAGCTGGTCGATCACGATTTGGTCAGCTCTACGAGGGCCGGGTTTACGCTCCTGAACCACAATCTCATAGCCCAGGACATTCAGCATCTCAACAGCACTATTGAAGGACAGGTTTTCGCTTCTGAGCCGGGAGCTGATTTCATTGCCCCGCTCCTTACCCAGAGATTTCGCCATGGTCAGCAGAGAGACATTTTTCTCTTTCATGATATTGCGAATGGCTTTGTTGATAAACATTGCTCTCACCTCTTGTCTACACTATACACTGAATATATTAAGTTGTCAATAGGGAGTTAAATAAATTTTGTTACTGAATATATTTGAGTGTAAATATGTTTTGCGCCTTTTTGTATTTTTGAGATTTTTGAAAGCGGGTTACCTGATAAAAGGCTTTTTGTTTTTGTGGGAATTTTCGGCACTCACCCCGCCTCGGCCCCCGGCCATATATCCCCCGGCCCCCTGGCCCCTGGTATCCTGGTAAAAGCCCCATATAATGCAAATCACATAAAATTAGGATAGCAGCTAACAGCGAAAAAAAGAGAATAGGCATATAAGGCCATACAATGCCCTACACGCCTATTTTGTCTTTGCCTATGTTCCTATACTGCTATGCTATTAAACGCCCTATACAGGCCATTATAGAGCCATATAATAAGGCATAAAAAGAGGGCCAGCGGATAACCCGCCAGCCCTTCAATTATTTATTCTTTTTCACACAATCAAATAAGATCATGAGAGGAAAAAGCAATACCGCAATAAATACCATACCAGACAACCCCGTTTAACTAATAGTGAATCGCTTGCAAGAAACTGTTTTCATAAACTGCTGCACAAGCTCGGGAAAACGAGCTTTAATGGCGGTAGTATCCAGGCGGGACGATTGAACGGTTTTATAGCTAACCTTGTATTTTCCGGCAATGACCGTTTCATGATCTCCCATAGCTGCCTTTATTTTGTCGCTGAGAGCTTCCATTTCGGCGGTGATTTCTTCTCGCATTCTCAGCAATTCCCGATACTCCCGGCAATCTTTCTCAATGAGCTGCTTATAATCCATCATCTTTTCATGTCCTCCACTTCTTTCATAACCTGGGATTGAATGGCCTTATAAATATCAGTGCTTTCCTTGTCAAGCCGAACCGGAAGTATAAAAGCCATCATTGCGTCATCAAATCCGTATTGAAACATAATACCAGTATTTTCCCCTTTAATCCTGGGAGAGATACCCCGGAAGGGCGGTAAAAACCTTTCGTCAATCATGCAATAGGTTTTTTCATTGGTAATGACTTTTGCAAAGCCGGGTTCTTTACAGCCGCCACGCTTGCAAGCGCAGCTCCATTTGGAAATATAGGCGGGTTCATATTCGAGCGGCTTAAAGCCAAAAAAGATCTTTTCCAAATTCTGAGCCGGTTTATCCTCGCTGGGCAGATCATCAAAGGACAAATCGAAAGCCCTGGCAACCTGGGAAAGCGTGGTATCCTTGAAGCGGATAATCATATACGCGTCACAGAAATAACTATCACCGTCTTTTTCGGCCCAATAGCAACGGTCTTTCATCTGCACATTGTTTTTCTTGCTATCCTTGCAGAAACGCTTAAAAGCCGGAACATCCAAGCCCATAAATTCACGAATCGCCATTTTAACAACCTCCATCAAAAGAAATAAAACAAATTTGAACTTCTGGCAGTAATTGCGTAATAATTGCCGCTTTCCCGGCCCTGGAGCAATCCGCCATTCAGGCCATACACGCCGGAACTATAACCGATCTTTTCAACCGGCTCTTTAATGCTTTTCGGGTCAGCTTCGGTTATGTTTACAGCCATTCCCAGCCGCACAAGCTCCCGAAGCTCTCGCAAGGTGTATTTCCTCATCGTCCTGCTGCCCCCTTTACTAATTCTTGATAAATTAAGTGAGTTAAAAGCCGTTCGGCTTGCGCTTCGGTATATTGCGCCCGTTCCCTCTCCGATTGCTCCAAAATGTCTCCCAGGTCAGCCACGGCAGAGCGGTTATAGTAATAGCAAGTATCTAACACGCTGGGTAATCCCTGGCACCAATCTACAAAAACCGCTTCATTGGTAAAACCTTTTGCGGCCTGGTATTCTGGGGAATACTGCTTTTCACTGGCGTGAACTTCGAGAATGAAGCGGGAAACATTCCGGAAAGTACAAGGGCCGGTAAAATCATACCCGCAGGGGTCGAAGTGATCTAAAATGTATTGCCGCACATTTTGACGGGCTTTTTTATTTGTTGTTTTCATGTTTTACTCCCTTCCAGCCTAACGGCCTATCGACTTGTAAGCACTGAATTTATTTTGTGCCTTCAATATACACTGAATTTATTTTGTTGTCAACCCCTAAACACAAAATATTTTTAGTGCTTTTTCTGCCCTTATAATGTATGCGGAAACTCAAAAGAAAACGGATGGTGACGGGTTTACATAAACCAAGGCACCAAGAACCAGGGCCGGAGCCGACCGCCCAGGGGCCAGAAGATCACCGCCCAGGGCATAACAAAGCCGCCGAACCTCTCAAGAAGCTCGGCAGCTCGTCATAGTCGATAGTCGTTAAAGTCGGCGGGAAAGTCGATAGTCGCTGGCGATAGTCGGAAAGTCGCTCACTCTTCCGAGTCATAGTCGCTGGCCGCAGCTTCGATATACTTCTGCTGTAACTCTTCCGCAGAAGCGGCCTCCCCAAGCTGATTATTCGGGGTAAGAACAACCTCCTGTTTGTCCTGATAGCCAAAGTGATTTTTCATCAGGAAGATAGCGGCTACCGGATTGATCTTCCCGTTTTGAGCATAATCTTCCATTTGAGCGTTCAAAAATTGATACGCCTTTTTTATAAAGTTACGGCTTTCATTGGGGAGATAGGCACTATCTACACCATTAGCCCAAGCCCAGATAGTCTTTCTATCCACCCCAAAGGCCAAAGCCAATCCCGCTACACTTGGCTTCATATCATCCTCAGAACAGATTTGCAGATACATACCAATCCGCTCTTTCACCTGTTCAGGCTCCTTCATATCCACAGACGGCCAATCCCACATTCTTAAAGAATGTTGAAGATACTTCCGATTGTCACCCGGCTCAGTATGGACACTCATAGCCTCAGTTCGATCAGGACGCTTATTCCCACCAGTTCCCTTCGGACGGCCACGGCCCCGAGAGGGAGTCGGTAAATCTACCACTTTATCACTCATAGTCGTTCTCCTTCCACTAATTATTTTCAGTTACCTTTAGTGAGTTTAGTGAATAATTTAGGCTTTTTGCAGTAAAGTCCTCTATATATCACTCTCTATAAGGGGGTTTATACAAGAATTTATAAAAATAGGGGGTAAAAACTGCCTCAAACCATTGCGCCACAAGGCTTTCCGGTAGTGGAGAGTTTATCACCAAATTCTTCACCAAACCTCACCAGAAAAATATATTTAGTTGATTACACAAAATATATTTAACTACGCCGGGTACAGTACCACCGAAGACGCTCCATCTTTCTCCAACCACTGAAAATAAACCATTTTGTCAACTCGACAAGCTTCCTCAACAGGATTATCATTCTGGCACATAACCATTTCCACTTGTGCGTCTTCGGGCACCGTACTCAACTTGGCTCTCAATTCCTTAACAGTCATTCCGTTTCCTCCCAATTACAAAGTATCTTCCCTCGGAACTTTCTCGACCTCCCAAGAAGTCCCCACAGACCCTCAGCCTGTTCACCACAGTTTGGACAAGACATACCGGCTATATCTTCCAACCTCTTAGGAAAACTCTTACCCTCTTGAACAAAGAGCTGGTGGCCGCATTTCCGGCATTCAAACACCGTCATCATGGCTATCTTTCCTCCCACTTTCACAATACTCTCTCGCTCTCTTGCAAAGTCGATCAGTGTCTACGGCGTACCCATCAGGCGCAACTTGGCAAGCTGCACACTCTTCATTACAGGTCAGGCAAGGGCACTCTCCCGAGTAATGTCCACATTCCTCAAACAGCATAGTCAAGGCTCCTTCTTCAAACCGAACATATCAATCAGTTCATTCATGAACATCTCTGCACACTCTTCATTCCTGAAAGTTGCATAGGCGGTAACGCTGTTGCCCTTCTCAACGCAGAGTCGGGGACGCTTCACATCGGGGAAGTTATACACTCCGATTTTGGTATCTCCCTTAAAAATCACCAGACCCATGCGGTACACCTTCTTTCTCACACCGAAGGGAGATCATCTTCTCCCTGACCAATTTATCCACTACCCGGCCAACCTCATAGTAGCCGGACATAGCTGCGAGGCGATCTAAGTTCTTCGCCGTTTGCGCTGTTACCAGCATAGACACCCGGCGCATATTTTTCTTGTTCATGTCAATTCGTTCCTTTCATCTGAATTCCACGATAACAGGGATAGCCAGAGTAGACCGTGCGGCCATCGTGCCATTCAGGGTGCATTTCCATATCAGCATTAAACCTTTTGGCACTACACTGAAAATATCCATTGGACTTGCACCAGATTTTATAAGCATTGAAAAGGGTGGTCTGTCTGGTATAGACCTTTTCTTTCTTCTCGCACTTTTCCTCTAAGAACTGCAAGACAAGATCATTGTCCTTCTCATACTGCTTGACCACCTGACGCATAGAGGGGGACATTTTCAGACCGAACCTCTTATACTTGAAGTAGCCCTCCAAGAGCCAAGTGAAGATACCCTGCATAGCCTCTGGGGTTTGGAACTCTGTTTTAAGGTTCTTGTCCTGCTCGTCCTCAGAGAAATGCCGGTTGAACTCAATCACTCTCACACGATCAGAGGCGAACAGGCTCTTGTCATTAACAGAGGGGAGGTCATTACAGGAAAGCCAAAGAGTAAACTGCGGGAGAAAAGTGCTGGCCGCTTCATATAAATTCCGGGCCTTGATCTCTTCACCACCGGTAAGCTGCTTGATTGTTTCCTCGTCCAGCCGTCCATACTGATTGCTCTCTGCCATAGTGACAAACCGCTTACCCTTCAAAGAGGCCAAAACAGGGCTTGCAGCTTCGGCATTCTTGGAGCGGTCAGATTTACAGATAATAGATACCGGGGACACAGAGGCATAATCACCGAGAAGATGATGAATGGCACTCAGAAGGGTAGACTTTCCGTTTCTGGTGGTCTTACCATGCAGGATGAACATACATTCCTCATTTGCCGTACCCAGCATGGAATACCCGAGAGCCTTTTGCAAATAATCGGCTTTGTCTGCATCATTGCAGGTGACTTCCTGAATAAACCGTTCCCACCGAGGGCACTCAGCGTCTTGCAGAGTGTAGTCGAAATTGGTCTGCATGGTCAAAAAGTCGTGCCAATCATGCTCCCGGAACTCCATTTTTTGAAGGTCATAAGTTCCGTTCCGACAGTTAATGAGGTAGGGATTTGCGTCAAATTCCTCTGCGGTGATCGGCATGACGCTGGCGGCGTCCTTCATGAGCCGGTCACGGAAACGGCGATCTCCCATCTTAGAGATGAACTTCATGTACTCCCTGCGGCGGTCTTCATTGTCAATCTCCCCGCAATAGAGAGCCATCAGGCGGCAAAACTCTTTGATCTTCTCCGCTACCAGTAGAGAGCCAATGTCCTTACGCCACGCACCCTTTGAATAGGTGTACCAACACTTGGCTTCCGGGCAAAACCGAGTATCATTCTGGTAGCACTCAGAAAACAGTTCCGCCATGCCGGACTCGTCCCAAGAATAACCGGTACCGCTGATCTGGTGACTTCTCTCAGGCTTTGCCTCCTTGATGTAGAACATCTTCTGAGAGAGGTCTTTGTCCATAATGTACCGGCCATTGGAGAGTTGAAAAAGTTCCTGCTCTTCGGTAGTCAAAATTTCATCTGCCATTTCTTGTCACCTTTCTAACTGATCTTGCTAAGGTCAAAAGCGCACACGCCTGAGAGTCTTCATCCCACCATGCACATTCATTCTTTTTGCAATTCATGAACGGGCACTCAGCAGGACTCATAATAGATAAAGGGCAAATCTTATTCTCCATCGTTTATACCCCCCCGTAGAAGAAAGCGTTTTTCAGAGCCTTGTCCACATAGGACATAACCTGCGGTGAAAGAGTACAGATACACTTTTTGACATGGGATTTGTCGATGACTCGTACCTGTTCACACTCCACCATGCTTGCTTTAATGCCCTTTCCCGTGACAATCACATGGGTAGGCATTTCCATTCTCTTTAACTTGGAGGTAAGAGGGACTACAATCGTGGTGGGAGAGTGTCTGTTGCCAACATCATTTTGCACGATCAGCCACGGTCGGTTTCCGCCTTGCACCCGGCTCCCGTCCACGATGGGAACATCAATCAGAACAATGTCCCCACGCCTGAAAGACTTCATATTGAAATTACCTCCTATATCTGGTAACTGAATTTACGATTGTTTCAATCTCACTCCGGGGAAGCGGGGGCTTACACGCTTGCTGATTTGCAAACAGCAACTCTTTGTAATGATACGAAAATAGGAGAAAATAACACTTTAACAGGAGACCCAACAGAAACAGCATTAATTGGCTTAGGTTTCGTCTTCCGGTGGTAATGGGCGGGTACTCAGGTTTGAGCGTGATCTTGCCGTGTTCTGGCTTCCGGTAGATAGGTGAGTATATCCGTTGAGAGGCGGAGCAACCGGCACCCTCTTTCGGAGCGTCAGGAAAATACTTGGACACCACATAGTCAACCGCTTCCTGATTTTCAATGATCTCCGAATAAAGCAGGACATTCCCGGTCATGATAAAGTATCGGCTACTCCGATAGATTTCTACGCCATTACGATTATTGCGGCCTTTGAAGGGGAGATTACCTTTCAGAAGGATATGAACCCCTCGTCCGCTCCGGCTTTTCTCGGTGTAGGAGTGGCAATGGCTGATAATGTCTGAGGCCAGTTGATTTAACAGGCCGTCGGCAAAACCATCGTCAATGTCAATCCCGATAAGACCATCATCGTTGAAAACATACCCTATCCCGTCATAAATGCCGTTTGCCACATTCAGCACAGCACAGTCAAAAGTGCCCCAAGTGTCAGGTAGGACAGAGGACGCAGCTTTCTTCTGGCCGGTCTGCATGGGAACCTTAGAGCCGTTCCACACATTGACCCATTGTGTTTTCTGCTTTAGTTCGGTAGGTATCTTTTCATACATGACTGGCACCTCTCAACTCTCATAAGGGGATTGCAGACTCCAATCCCAAATTTGACCTCCCTCATAGGCATTGCGGAAATAATTGTGTTCTCCATCTCCGGTAAACCACATATAGTCCGAGGGGAGAACTCGGCCAACATCGGTTTCTCCGGCTTTCTCGGCATACCACCGGGTTAAAACATCTTCGCATAAGGCTTTAATTTCATCATCAATCGGGTTATCTATATCATATCCAGCAAATTGATAAGGAGAAGTTACTACTATGACGATGTTCCCATAACCATAGTCCACCCGGTTCAGCACACACCACACACAGGCCGCTTTCTCGGTGTCAGAGGGAATGCCCCTCGCCTCTCCCCACACCATCTTAGAGAGGACAGTGATCTCTTCCTCTGACCATGGCGAGAGAGAGGGAGAGGGGCTTTCTATCTGGTCAGCCGGTTCGGTTTGGGTAGGATGTTCTTGCTCATTGGAAACCGGCTCTGACGCACAGGAGGACAGCAGGAGAAGGAAAACCGCAAGGAATATCAGCCAGACTTTATTCGTCATCGGTCTTTTTCTTCCGGGAAGTGGTCTTCACCGTAGCGAAGAAATATTTCCCGTCCACACAGACCGGGTAGCCGGGAAACCGGTTGCTGGCTCTCTTCTTACCCTTGTTGTAAATCTGCTCCGCAGCTGCAATAGGCATTTCTCCGGACACATGATCGGCACCGGCCACCATGATATACGGGACTTTCCCGTTATTGTTCACGAATGTCATGAAGACTTCCCCTTTCTCTATTCCACGCTTCCACATCTACACCAATTTTCTTCAACTGCTCCTTACAAAGCCATGTGTAGTCATCCGGCATTTCGTAGTGCTGGATAAGCCGGTCATGTTCCGCCGAAAACGCCTCATAGAACCGGCGCAACCGCTTAGGGCCAAACCCAAGGTGAACCATAAGGGTATAGAGAACCATTGCGTCAATATCATCGGTGTACCGTTTATCGGCCTCAATGATTTGTCGGTTAATCTCCATTTCCATAGCCTTTTTCTCTGCGGCGGTGAAAACTGCTCCGTAGACCTTTCCCCCGGCCTTTTTAACCATCATGGCTCACACCTCAATGTCCTCAAAGAAGACCGGGTATCTGAGCGATAAGAGGTCATAGAGCATTCTGGCAACCCGGCGCATATCCGGGTGAGCGGCGGGAGCGGTACGGAGTTTGATGAAGTGTCGCCATTCCCGGAGATTGGCCGTCATGACCACTTCGGTTTTCAGACTGTTCGGTAACACAGACCGAGCCTCCTGCGGCGAACAACCAATGTCTAAGAGGGTAAAGTAATTTTCCTCAGCCTCCGAACAAGCCTTTTTCCACACGGTATAGGGGTAATACCCAGGAGAAGTCCACGCCGGAGAGATAACGGTGATCTCCGTACCGAACTGCTCTTTGCTGTAATTGCAGTACCGGGTAGACTCCTGACAATAAGAGGCCAGCCGGTGACGGACAATCTCATGGCTTACTCCCCGGTCACAGATAAACCGGACGGTTACAATACCATGTTCAATGACGGCCTCATGACCCCGCTTCAAAATGTTCCTGACAAACTTCTCTGCGCTGTCCTCGGTGATCTTGCTCTCAGACTTGTAGCAAGTGCGCCCAGCCTGTTCAATCAGAGAGAGAATGTTCGGATAAGAGGGAGCATTGACAAGCTCCACACTGGGTTCAATAATCTTCATGGTCAGACTCCTTCCACATGACTTGCCAGCATATCCGCTTGATGTGTCCAAAGCACATTTGGATAGGCTCTTACCGCTCTGGTGTAATCGTTCCATTCCTCTTTCGGGCAAAAGGCTCCCATGTGATACCTGATACACATGATCTCTTCCTCAGTCAGAGCGTAGAACTGAGAGAGAAGCATAACCGACTTATCTCCATGCCCTTTCAGAAGAGTGTCCGGGTTATATTCCCAACGGAGCGGGTCTTCGATAATTGTGCCGTCCAGAGTGACACCTTGCCGCTCTGGTCTGTACTGGTCAATTTTGCAGAGATCGTGGAACATTCCCACGAGATAGGGAGAGCGGCAATCTTTCCATTTCAACTGACAACTTTCAGTCAGACCAACCAAGTGTTTTGCCACAGAAAGGGAATGGTCGAAAAGACCACCTTCATAATTCCCGTGATACTTGGTGGAAGCAGGTGCTTTGAAAAAACTGTTAGTGGTGAGATAGTCTAAAATGTCAAGAGCGGCGAGGGGAGAGCCATCAGGCATACGCATGAAGTTCAGAAACTCAGACCGGCGATCTCGGTCAGTCATGACAGGCACCTCCTTCATATTCGGGCCGGTGAACACTTCTCTCGGAGTCAAACCCTTCCGGGTATCTCTTCCGCAGCTTCGCAACATTTGCCGCAAAAATGTCATCCAAGTTTTTCCCGATTGCAGAAGCCGTAATTGCCAAATACCACGCTACATCACCAAGTTCCTCAGCAATGTGTTCGGTATCGAGCGGGTGTCCCTGAAAGGTCGCTTTCTTGATAATGTCAGCTACTTCACCGGCTTCACCGCACAGTCCAAGTGCGCCGTTCATTATCATGCTGTGTTCGGAATAGTTCATGTCAGCCGTTCTCAGAGCGGCCTTTTGATATTCAGTTCCCGTCATGGCCTGCAACCTCCATTTCCAGCACAGTCATGATTGCGTAATTGGCAAGGTCAATCAATGTGTCCCTGATAGACTCGTCATCAACCTTCTGTTCCCCGGAACGGGAAAGAGTCTTGAACCGGTTGAACTTATCTCCCAGCCGAATACGGGCCATAGCCATACCCTCTTCAACAAAGGTCTGGTGAAAACTGTCCCCGTAATCGTGATTTTTCCGGGCATAGAGATCATTGATTTCTTCGCAAATCTCCCGGTGCATTTGCACCTTTGTCTTTGTCGTGGTCAAAGTATCTTATCCTCACTTTCCACAGGTTTTTCAACAAACCATTGGAGAGGGAGAGGGTAGATAACCTCTCTCCCTCGTCCGGTTTCACCCTAACAGGGCATTCAGGTCAAAAGAGGGCTTCTTTGCCGTCTGAGAGGCCGCAGGAGCGGGTTTAGAGGCCGGTGCGGGTGAGGGGGCTTCTCCTTCATCCCAGCCCTCAGAGGGCCGCTTATCGGCCAGCCGAGCGAATGTGACGGTCTTATCCGGCTTGTTCTTGTTCGGCTGAACATCATGCTCCACATCACACTCAATGAAGCACCCAACGAGGTCTTCATGGTCGATCTCAGTCAGGGAGAAATCATTGAGAGCGGTTTTGGCAAAGTAACTGAAAGCGTTCAGGGCACCTTCATTGGGAGAGCCATCGGTTTTCAGCAGGGAGAAGCGTTCAATGTGCTTGGCTCCGCTCTGAGTCTGCATGGTGATCTCCAACTTGCCAAAGGCTTCTTTGTAGTTGACCGCTGTGATTTTGAACACATGCGTCCCTTCGGGAATGAGGGTAAATCCCTCACTCAGTCCAATTTTCGCCATAGTAGGTGTCCTCCTTAAACTTCAAGGTTTACCGGGAAGATGATACCTACAAGTTCGTCTTCATCATCCGGCAACTCGGGATATTGTTTGACCAACAGAGCCTTAGCCACGGTAGAATTCGTGTCAAGGTCATAGGCATACAGGATTTCACATAGGTCGGACTTCTCAATCAAAGACCAGTCATCATTGCTGATCTTGATGGACAAGGTGCCGTCCTTGGTCTTAAAAACCCGAATGCAATCCTTAATGCCACCATCGGGGAAAGGCATAATGGCCTCTGCCAGTTCCGCATATTCGGTATGGCCGATCTGGTCAATCATCTTGTCGATTGCTTTCGGCATATCCTGAATGGCCTCCGCCGTCACGCTTCTCACCGTGGGAGGGATAAGCATGAACACAGAGGGGGAGGCCAACCAGCGGTCAGCGAAAGGAAGGTCATCAACTCCCCGCTTGTAAATAACACCGCTGGAAGCGAGGGACTTCACAAATTTCTCAAATTTCATAACACACCTCTCACTTCTTCCTGCCTACCCAGATAGCGTAGACAATGCTTGCCATCAGTTCTACCATGACGGTAGTCAGAACACCGGCCACAAAGGGGTCAATATACATTGTTCAATCCTCCTTAATCATTTTCGGAGTAATCCGATAGGTGTCTTCCATGGTAGTGTACTTCTCCAACACCCCGTCCGCTTTCATAGCGTCCTTGTTGATTTTAGCGGTGGAAGAACGGCTGACCTCCCAGGTGTAAGCCTTGCCGGTGATAGACACCTTCTTGTCCCCGTCCCGGAACTGCGACATGGCAGACTTCTTAATCATGTCGGTCAGGGTCTTGTACCGCTTCTCGTCTTCCGCCACTTCTGCGGCATGAGCGTCCAGTTTGGCTTTCAGAGCCTCCGCCTCAGAAACCAGATCAGCCAGATCGGTTTCCGGGGACAGATTATTGGTACGGAGAACCTTCAAGATTTCTGCGTCCTGTTTCTCGTCATAGGCGGGAGAGAGGCCGGTTTCCACATGGTCTTTCCACCATTTCAGAGCCGGTTTCACATACCGCTTTTCAAAGTCCGGGTAACGCTCAGACACCTTGAAAGGCCGGGTAATGGTGTTTGCGGAGCTGCACACAAAATTCTCAGGGGCTTCGTAGTCAGAGGGGTCAAGGAAAGAGGCTACCATGATAACGCTGTCCACTCCCAGAAGGTGAGCATAAAGCGCAGCTTGCAGGGCATAATACTCGGGAATGTCCTCAGCCCAATCCTCTACCCGCTTGGAAGTCTTCATTTCGAGGACGGCCATGGGCTTGCCGGTCTTATCGCACAGCAGGTAGTCCCACATACCACCGAAGACAGCCACATCAGGGAAGAAATCACCGAAGGTTCTTTTGAAATAATCCTCCCCGAACCGATCAGTCGGAGTTACCAGATTGCTCATGAAGTAGGTGTTCTTCATGTATTCCGCCTGTTTCGGCTCGATAACCTTACCGGCCCTGGTGTAAATGGTGTCTTCAAAGGTCTTCTGGTAGGTACGAGTGATCTCGCACCATACCTCAAAGGGAGTAGACCACGGGTTCAGCCCCAAAACGGTAGCAAACCGAGTTGCCGTCAACTTCTTAGGACGCTTGGGCGGAACGATCTGAATTCTGTTGTCAACCCATTCCATGATTAACCCTCCTGCGTTTCATACGCCGTCAGCATATCCGCAACTCCGGCAATCAGCTGGTCACATACATCAACGGTGATTTTGGTGAACCCTTCGGTCTTCACTGCCACACTCTGAACAAAGGACTCCTGATCGGGGTCAAGTTCCATGAGCTTTTTCAGGGAGGTTTTCAGATTGGCAATCTGTTCCTCACTGGCGGCATTCTCAGGAGCGGAAGTCAGTTCAGACTTGATCTCCTGCCGCTGTTCCTGTGTGACAGGGGCTTTCCGGGTCTTCTTAGGAGTGGGAGTAGGAGCGTCCTGACCATCCTCTCCACCGGAGATATTGTCAATGCTGTCGGCCTCGATAATGTCAAGTACCAACTGCCAGAGATACCGGCGAATGTAGGTGATAGAACTACCAAGGGCCTGCATTTCATTCGTAACCACTTTGCCGGTGTTCGAGATGATAGGGGCAATCTGGGTGAACGGAACCTCAAAGACAACCGGCTCTTCATCACGGTCATCACAGTTATAGACCTTGGCGGTAGCGAAGTCCTTGCCAACGGTGGGAACCATCAGAAGACCAACCTCAGCGAAGATGGACTCAGCGGTGGGAACAATGTCTTGCAGCTCGAAGTACATGAACTCCAAGTGAATGTTCTTGCCGGTCTTCTTCACTCCGGCTTGCAGAAACTTCAACCGGGCCAGTTGCAACTTCGCAAGGGCATTCATGGTGCTGTAATCAACAGCGGGAGCGGGTGTTTTGGTAGCCATCTCTTATACCTCCTGAAACTTCTTCAAAAATTTGTGAGAGCTGATATATTCGTTCATCTTAGCTCTCTGCTTTCCTGCGGCCCTGCGGCGGCTAAAGAAAAGCCGTCTGCGTTCCGCTCTTCCGGGATTTTTCTTCATATTGAACCCTCCAATAATTTCAAAAGATTTCTTTTTGTGACGGCAACCATTGTGTCACCGGTCAACATCTTCCATCGGAACTTCCGATCTTTCGGTACGAGATCAAGGTCTTCTGCTTGGAAACGGAGATCGAAGTCATGAACCGTATGACCGTCTGCGTGAAAGGAAACAGGGGAGTCCCTATCCCACTTCAAGAGAAGTTTCCACAGGTCAGGGTACTCTTTTCTGAGAATTCGCAGCTGGTCTACACCTTGATTGTGACAGAACCAACACCCCCCCCCTTGCGCTGGTCGTATAGATGGGAGATAAGAGATCGTTTTCTTCGCATATCTGGCGGCAAAACGCTTCGTCCCACCCGATCTCTACAAGGGGCATTTTGAACCCCGGCTTTTGGTGTCTGGCTATTCGCTCAGGCTCGTCAGCCGCAATGCCGAGGTACTGCACAATATTTTTCTTCGCTCCTTGTGCAAGGGAGCTTTGGGAAAACTCTCCGTTTGAGGTCGCTGGTACACCATTGTCCCCGGAGCATAGGGAAACCGAGGATAAGACCCGTCTTTGAGCTTCTTGCACCAACTGCCGATTGTGAACGGGAAACCTGTAATTCCCCCCCCCATGAGATACAGCGTCAAGTGTATTCGTCTTCAAACGATCATTGCACCAAGCCCCCTTTGTGTACGGGAACCCGGCAGGAGAACCTTCTGTGAATTGTCCTCCCGATTTCCGTTTGGGAACATGGTAGAATAGCTTTTCGTAGGTCAGCTTTTCCCCGTTGCGTACCGCACATAGGTGTTCTACCTCAATTCCCCACCGCTCCTTGATAATCTTATCGGCCTTGGCCTTGAACTCAACCATCGGTGGAGGGTCGGCGGGAATGTCATCGGTAGCCCACACTTCGGCGTGAATGATACGATCTAAAGGCCAACCAAGCTGCTCAATGGCGAACAGGCAAGCCAGACTGTCTTTCCCGTAGCTCAGGGACAGCACATATTCTTCCATAGGCTATTCCTCGAACAGAGCCAGCAGCTTCCTCTTTGTGCTGTTTACCCTGCGAGTATTCCGCTTCGGGGGTTTCAGGCCGAGGAAGTCACGCACATACCTTTGAGCCAAACGGATATACCAGTCACGGTCTACAACCTCAATGGTCAGACTGTTGTCGTTGTCCACCACGCACTTTGCAGGAAGTCCCGCAATCTTCACGGGATTGCCGGTGCCAAGGTGGATTTTATACAGGGTTCCGTACCGATGATCGGAAGTGGCGTAGACTCGGTTGACCTTCTGCACCACGGTCATCTCTCCGTCAACTTCATGAAGAGCGTCACCATACTTACTTCCGGCCTTGGCTACCAACTGGAAATCCAAGAGCCGATCACACTCCATAATGGTCTTCTCTACCGGTACACCGTAGGCCAGATAATCCTTGACGGCCCTGGCTACCACACAAGCATTGTTGTTGATGTTGAACGCTCCTGCTGGTGCAATGCCCCGAACAAGAACCCCGCCTTTGATTTTCGGCTCCCCCTCGAAGGGAACCTCTACATAATTGTTCACATCTTTCTGGCAGATCATCTTTATCAGGTCTTCTTCCAACTCGAACCCGGTACGCTGTTCCCATTCCTGAGTGATTTCCTGATACCGGGTAACATCGGAGTCATCAAGGCTAACCATGATACCATCAGTGTTAAGCTGGATGATTTTCAGCGTGGGGCATTCCTGAGTGAGATGGACGGCCATTTCGAGTAGCTGCAACTGGCCTGAGATACATACTGACCGGCCCATGAGAGGGTCATAGAGGTCATTGTACTGATTGAGCATAGCCCCGTAGGTGGTGTTCAGAACCAGTTTCAGAGCGTTTGCCGTAGCCTTATCCCCTGACTTCTTCGCCTTGACACGCCGCTCAATGGTGGCGGCATACACATCGGGAGAGGGAATGTTCCGGCTACAATACCCATTCAAGATCATCTGGTGAGGGTAGTAACTGGCAACATCTTTATTCCGAATGGAGCGAGTTTCCGTGGCTTCTTCCCGGTAACAGGGAATTGCGCCGTGAATACCTCCGTAGGCAATCGTACAAGGGCAATCTCCCACGGTGATCTCCAACTTTTCCTTGAACACTACCTCATTGGGAATGCTCATGTCTTTCAGCCGGTCAAAGAAGTCAAACACCTTTTGCGGGATATACTGCTTCAACAGAGCCGGTGGGTACTGGTACTCACGCTCGTCATAGTGGGGCTTCGGTTCTGCGTCAAGGTAAGCTGCGGTCAACTTGGCATTGGTCATATAGAGGGCCTTTGCTGGGTAAATTCCCTTTTCTTTCCCCAGAGTAAGTTTGCTGGAAAGATAACCCTGCCGCAGATCGTCCAACTGGTCAGTTGCGTCTACATCGTGCTTGCAGTAAAAAATGACTTCATCAAGTTCCTGCTGAGTGAGAGGCCGGTTGATGTTAAAACTTACCGTTGTTTCTCGAATATCCATCCCCAAGTGCGCTTCAATGGCTTTCAGGGATAGACCCATCTGGCAGTCATCCATGAGATCATATTGGTCAAAATAGACCCGGCTCTCACGCAGATCAGGGTGTTCCCACCCCTCATGTCCCTGCACGATGATAAAATCGTTGACTGCTTTGACCTGTTCCGGGGTATAATCACAGAGGACGGCTTTCAAAATGAACTGGTCATAGTGCTTATTATTGAAGCCTCCCAAAAGGGGTTCTTGCTCCATGAACTGGCGCACAGCCTCATTATCGTTGTGGATGACCGTGTACTCTTTCGTGGTCTTGTGCTTAAAAACAAAGAGCCAATCGAAAGCGAAAACCTCACAGTCAAAAATATAGCGATCATCAATCATCTTTCACACAGGCACCTCCTTTTCTTTGAAGATCTTCACTCATATAAACGGAACTCGCCGCGTTTCGTCGCAGCTAGTTCAAATTGTGTAATTTCTACGACCTGACCTATTGACAACTAATTTTTTTAGGTGTATAATACTAATAGTAAGCTAAATGTTACTTAATTTATAAGCGTATTACTTAATTTAAGGAGAATCTATTATGAAAAAGTTCCTCGCAATAATCATGGCAGGAGCAATAGTGCTCA